GTACCTTCGTCGAGCAATGCATGAGGATCAGGCCCAAGTGGGCACTGGGATTACCACTAAACTGTGAGAGCAAGATAGGAGCAAGCTATGGCGGATGAATATGCAGTCAAGGTAACTGTGCGTAATGGATTGATTTTACGCCAGATGAAAAAGCTAGGTATCAGAACGCAAACGGAACTGGCAAAGCTATCGGGCATTTCCCTGCAAGTTTTGAACTCCCTCATTACGTTACGTAGAGCGCCGAGGAATACATACACTGGAGAATGGATAGATGCTGCCTTTGCACTATCGTCCGCTCTTCAGGTGGAGCCGGAAGAACTGTGGACTGAAAAGCAACGGGGGATGGCGCTTAAGAGCAACTCACGCGAAGTTAGCATGAGTGAAGACGCAGTTGCACAACTTGCTTCAGGTAATGGCACCGAACAGATGGTGCAGAAGGTGCTTACTTCGGAGAAAATATCCAAAGTGTTACTGACACTAACTCCACGCCATGAGTCAATTATACGTCGCAAGTTTTTTGAGGGGGATACTTCAGAGGATATAGCAAAAGACTGGGGGATTAGTAGGTCGCGGGTACATCAGATGGAAGCAAAAGCATTACGGATATTAAGGCACCCCCGCAATTCCAAATTATTAAAAGATATCAACGAAGAAGGAGCAAGTTATGACGGATGAAGAAATTAAAGACCTTAAAACTAAACTATTTAAGTTGGAATGTGAAGCCGAAGCCCACGGGCAAAATGCCCGACACAAACCCCTAGAAGATGCGGGGTGGCCAGAAGTCCTGATCAAGTCAGTCGATGATCCTTTCGACTATGCAGTGGGATTGAAGGACGGGAGGATTATCTTCTTCCACTACGCCGAACCCTGCGGGAAAAATAACGAATGGGCACTGCTCACGCTGGATGATCTACACAAAGATACGAACGCCTACCTACAGTCGATGAATTATCGAGTGGGTGTCGGCAAAGACCGTGGGCTTGAAGTCCGTGTAAGTGAAATTGTTTGGGCCGCTGATGCCCCTTTTGGGAGTTAAGAAATGAGCGAGTATCAATACACACAAGATTGGTTCAACTGGGCACCGGAAGTCTGGCAGCAGCTTATCCCGCACCTACCGGAGCGGGCAGAAGAAGGACGTTGCTTCCTAGAGATTGGCTCGTTCGAAGGTCGCAGCACTGTCTGGATCATAGAAAACATGATGCAAGATGGCGATGAAATCCACTGCGTAGACACATGGGAAGGTGGCGAGGAGCACAGTGCCGAGGATATGGTGGCTGTCGAAAAACGGTTCAGTCACAACATCGGGGTGGCTGTCGATAAGTTCCCAGATAGAGTGGCAATTTGGCAAAAAGGTACTTCGACCCGCAACATTGCTGGGATAATTCATTACGAGGGTGAGGGTGGGTTCGACTTCATCTACATCGACGGCAGCCACATTGCCAAGGATGTGCTGACTGACGCCTGTATGGCTTGGCCGTTGCTCAAGCCCAAGGGGATGATGGTGTTTGACGATTACATGTGGGGCAACCCGCGTGACATCCTGCACCGCCCCAAACCCGCCATTGACGCCTTCTGCAACCTGTTCGCGGAAGAAGCAGAGATTGTCCACGTTGGATACCAACTAGTAGTACGCAAGAAAGGATAAGGATATGGATTATATAACAGTAGTAGGTTTAGCTTTGTTAGTATTCATCAGCTACGTAGTTGGGAAACTTAGCGCCAGCGGTGACTTGAAAAATATTAAACGTGAGAATGAACAGTTGAACAAGCAATTGCATATACTCACTGACCGCGACAAGCGTGGCCGTTTTAAAGGCGGTAAGTAGTGTCAATAGTAAGCAGACCTAAACGAGTATGGACGCCTGAGAAGGACGCACAGTTGCTGGAATATTACCAGCATGGCTTAAGACCAGCATACATGGCGGAACAGATGGGGCTAACGATTGCTTCCGTGGAATGCCGCTATAGAAAACTAAAGAAAGCACAGAGCAATGACTGAAGAAACTAAACGACCCAAGATTATGATTGCCACCCCCATGTATGGTGGAATGTGCACTGGTATGTACACGATGGGCTTGCTTACTACCATGAACAAGATGCGGGAACTGGGTATCGAGGTACGCTGGGCACACCTGACCAATGAAAGTTTAATTACCCGTGGGCGCAACGAGCTTGTGCGTACTTTCTTAGACACAGACTGTGACTATCTCATGTTCATCGACGCTGACATTGGATTTGGTGGGGATGCTATCGCTAACCTGCTAGCCGTGGACGATGATATCGTATGCGGTATCTACCCCAAGAAGGAAGTGAATTGGGATAGCATCAAACGCGCAGTGGCCGCTGGTAAGGAAGACTTGCAAGACCATGGTGGTGCCTTTGTGTTCAACATGGTGGATGAGAAGCACGTTGAGACTGACGAGCGCGGTGTCATTGAAGTGCGGCACGGCGGCACAGGCTTCATGCTTATCAGGCGGGGGGTGTTCGATCACCTTGCGCCCCATGTGCCGACCTATCGGGTATCGTCATTCATCAAACCAGATGGCGAGTATGATAAGCCACTGACGTATGAGTACTTTGCCACAAGCATTGACGAGAGCGGTGCGCTGCTGTCGGAAGACTACCACTTCTGCGAACTGTTTCGCAAACATGGAGGGAAAATCTATGCCCATCCCTTCATAAAATTGGACCACGTTGGGACATATGTTTACAACGGGGACATTTTGAAATCGGGCGGAAACCTAAAGTAAGGAGCAAATGAAATGAAGAAGAACAAATCATCCGCAGTTATGGAGATGCTTAAAAAGGGCCTGTCTGTGAAGCAGATCAAAGAACGCATAGCGGTTAGCGAAAGCTACATATACTTAGCTAAGAAGAAGCTGGCGGAAGCGGGACTAGCGGCAGCGGAAGCGGCAGAAGAGGCCGTGAATGAAACACTGCACAATATCACGCAAGGTAGGCAGAAGTACCGCGAGGCAGTCAAGGCCAAAGCCGGAGAGTATATCGTAGTCGAAGGGGCCAAGAACGCCCAAGAGGTAGACGCAATCCTTAACGCCCGTGGCTCCAACTACGGTAGCTTCCTTGGGCTATCACAGGTTACGCAGCGGCTTAAGGCAGTAGCCCATCAGTTTGCTGGGCAGAACAACAAGACCTTTGATGCCGACCAAGCCGAAGCACTGGACCTTATCTTTACCAAGATCGGGCGTATCCTAAATGGTGATCCAAACCATATAGATAGCTGGATTGATATAGCTGGGTATGCTACATTGGTGGCTGACCGTCTCCAAGGGAAAACCAGATAACATGACAGCGTGGTCCTATAGCAGTATCAAGACCTTCGATCAGTGCCCGAAGAAGTATTACCATCTGAAGGTAGCGAAAGACGTTAAGGATACAGCAGGACCAGAGGCTGACTATGGTACCAAAGCGCACGAAGCAGCCGAACACTACATCAAACACGGGACGCCAATTCCTGGCAAGTTCAAGATCATGCGTCCCGTGGTTGAAACGCTGGCTAAGTTTCCAGGAGAGAAGCACACCGAGTTGAGGCTAGGTGTCAGGAAGGCGGATACTGGTTATGAGCCTACCACTTTCTTTGCTAAGGATGTTTGGTGGCGCGGCATCGTCGATCTGCTGATTGTTAATGGTAGCACAGCCCATATGGTTGACTACAAGACAGGCAAGAACGCGAAGTACGCAGACATGAAACAGCTAGACCTGATGGCGGGGGCTATCTTTGTGCACTATCCAGAAGTGACGAAGATAAAGTCAGGTCTAGCCTTCGTGGTTAGCAACGAGTTTCCCAAGAAGACGCACACTCGCGAACATACAAATACGTACTTTTCCGTGTTCGATAAACAGCTTGAACAGTTGGAAGATGCCACGGATAATGGTATATGGAACGCTAAGACAAGCCCACTATGCGGGTGGTGTCCAGTTACAAGCTGCGAACACTATCGCCCTAGGAGATATCCGTGCCCTACAAGAATAAAGCTGACCGCAAGTATACGAACGCCGTCAAGTACGAAGCCCAACCTGAACAGGTGAAGAACCGCAGTGCGCGTGACGCTGCCCGTGACAAGCTTATGAAAGCCGGTAAGGTCAAGAAGGGTGACGGCAAGGATGTTGCACACAAGGTAGCCTTTGATAAGGGCGGTAGCAATAAGAACGGTGTGCGGATCGAGAGCGCATCCAAGAACCGCTCGTTCAAGCGGGATAGCAAGGGCAACCTAGTAGCAGAAACCAGTACGCGGGAACGCAAAAAGAAGTAAACCGCGCAAGGAGCAAACGCATGCGGATCGTCGAGGATAAAGTCCTTCTCGTGGAGACACGGGACCCTGATACTATTACAACAGCTATTAAGAAAAGCGCCGTGATGGAAACATATCGCGGGACGTCTAAAGTTGCTGTACACTGGGGGCTGAAAGAAGCTCGGGCTTTGGCTACCCTTGGGCACGATGCCCCTTCCCCATTGCTACGCGACTACCAGTGGACAGGTAAGTTTGCTCCATTCGACCACCAGAAAGTTACATCGTCATTCCTCTCGATCCGCAAGCGGGCATTCTGTTTTAGTGAGGCGGGCACAGGCAAGACAGCCAGCGTGATCTGGTCTGCCGACTACCTCATGAAGCAAGGTAAGATTAAGCGCGTCCTTGTGCTCTGCCCGTTGTCGATTATGAAGGCTGCATGGCAGCAGGACCTGTTTAAGTTCGCGATGCATCGCTCGTGCAGTGTAGCCCACGGCGACGCTAAGACCCGTAAGAAGATTATAGCCGCTGGCTCTGAGTTCGTCATCATCAACTTCGATGGGCTAGCAGTGGTCAAGGATGAGATTGCCGCAGGTGGTTTCGATATGATCGTGGTAGACGAGGCGACAGCGTACAAGAACGCGCAGACAACTCGGTGGAAGATACTCAAGGACATCATCAAAGAGACAGACCCTTGGTTGTGGATGCTAACTGGTACACCAGCCGCACAGTCACCCATCGATGCTTATGGGTTAGCCAAACTGGTAAACCCAGAAGGATGCCCTAAGAACTACAGCCTGTTCCGCGACTCGGTGTTATACAAGGTCACACAGTTTAAGTGG